CAGCGGATGCTGCCAGAACCAGCCATCATGACTAGCTCTGGAAGCACCCCACCATGAGGCAGGGTGTTCTACGTTAGGCAGCCTCCTCTGCAAGGTCATAGTAAGGATAGACCCCCTTACCACGGGTTTGAAGGCTAAGCAAGGTGCGATCAGCGACCGCCCTAGCTTCCCACAGGGATGCAACCACGATGGGCTGCTGCTTTTCTACCATGCTACCCTGCTTGTTAGCCAAGTAGAACGACACGACAAAGCGTTTCATAGCTTAGGCTCCTTTCGATGCCTGTTTAAGGGCTTCGCGGACCCGCTTAGCGATGTCACCACGCCAATGGGTCATGTTGTTCAGGATGTAAAGCGCCTGAACCTTCATCTCATGGGGATCAGTCACTCCTAAGCCATGCTTGGCATAGCCAATGGCGTAGTTAAGGGACCGGACACCCTGATGGGCGACGATGGAACGGCAGGCTTCATGAAAGGTCATGGCTTACACCTCGAAGGCATGGTTAAGGTTATAGGCTTCAGCTACTCGGGTAGCCCGCCGAATAAACTCCGCCGTAAAGGTACTGTATAGACGGGCACCCCGATAGGCATTATCGTGGGCTTCCTGTAAGTCTAACAGAAGAGACAAGCAAGGACCCAAGGACGCTTCGAGGCGGGGTTCCCCATCTAGGACGCCATCCACAGCACGCCCCTCTTGTTCTTCACGATACCAAGCGTCAGGTATTACATGGCCAGCGGCACACTTGGCACCGTTTTCGCCACGGTAAACGCAGACCACTCTAGCTTCTCCTTCTTCATCGTTAGTTTCAAGGATAGAGGGGCGGCCTTGTTCTAAGACCTTGCTAGTGATGTAGTCAAACAGTTCCTGGGCTTCGACTGGCTTGCCAGCTTCGATCTTGTCTAGGACAGTCATAGGTCAGCACTCCTGCTAACTAGAGCAGTCAGGCACGATTGCACGGCTGCTCTAGGTAACAGGGAATAGGCCCGCAGTCATAGACTACAGGTTCTTCCCTATCGGATTATGGCTAAATTCGCTCTTTATTGGGCTGTTGCCAAGAAGCCCCCACGGCTGTAAGGATGCTGCCAGCATCCTATATCCAAGCTTGTCCCCTAGAGCGTTTTAGACGATAGGGCCACCGCACGGGCATTCTCTTAATCGCTGTCCGACCTGGCAAATCGGGGCGACGGCAGGACCATAGCGGGGTTCGCCGAGGATGTCAAGCAAAAAAATTTCGGCAGCAATTTCAACGGCTTGCGGGGCGATCCTCATGCGGTTTGTGAAGTTGCCGACTGGCAATCATTACGATCCGGCAAGCAGCCTTCCGTGTAAATAGACCTAGCACTTGATTTACTGACTAGCCTAAGTTAGTATGTAGTCTACTGCTATACTGCCAATACTCCGCGCCCCTGCCTAGCTTGGTGAGGGGGCTAAATAGATTCTCACCAGAGAAGCCAATGAAATCAATAACTTACAAGCCCAGGTGAGGGAGTGAGAATGGTGAGCACCTAACTTCTAGATTAGGAAAAGAAGCTATATAATATAATAGAAGTTTGCCCCGACCCGCGCTCACTTTCTCACCCGCGCCCACTTTCCCAATGTTTTCAATGACTTAGGTGGTGAGGGGCGCTTCTGTGCGTTCACCCACTCTCACTCTGGTTCTGTCCTAGTCTAAGCGCGCGGGCGGGCGGTTCTGTCCTAACCTAGGTGCGCGTATGCGCGCGGGCGTGTGCGTGGGCCTGGGCGTGGGTGCGCGGGCTTGTGTGCGTGGGTGCGCCTGGGTGCGTGCGGGTGCGCGTGGGCGCGCGTGCGCGAGGGGCTAAGTTATTGATTTTGCTGGAAAAATTTAATTGTCAAAATTTATCTTTACTTGCCGGGCGGGCTGTGATCCTATGATTGGGCCAAGGCGGAAAGCGCCAAGGCGGGGCCGGACCCTATCCGGGGCGCATAACCTAAGGAAATCAGCGCCATGTCTATTAAAATCAATACCTATGTTTCGAAGGCTGGTAAGGAATTTCGTTCGCTTAGCGTTGCCGATATTTTCGCGGCGCTGGGGATGCCGGAACAAGCGGCGGCGGGTTGTGGCTTAACGCCGGATGGCAAGACCCTGCTGCTTTGGGAGCCAAAAGCGCCTAAGCAGGATAAGGCGCCGCATATCGCGAAGGAGATGCAAGCGGCCATCACCGCATGGGTAGAGCATATCAAAAGCGGGGCTGGTAAGCTTGAAGATATTAAAGACAAGACCTTGCGGGATAGCGTTTCACGGCTAATGAAGCCCGCGCCAATCCAAATGCCGCCAGTTAAGCAGACAATCCAAATGCCTCCCGCGCGCCAAGTAAATGAAACTGGCCCAGTGGGCGTGATCATCACCCGGCGCAAAAAGGTAGCATAATCAAAGAGTTAGCCCCTAGGTAGCAATGCCTAGGGGTTTTTTCTTGCCCAGCGATAGGACGATTTTCCTAGCTGCCTGGCGCCCAACCGAGGGGGTAGGCCGGGGCGGGGCTGGAAAATTACGCCCGGTCAGGCTCGCCATCAGCATGCCCCTACCAAAATCGCGCGTATTTTTAGACTTGCCTTATTTTCGCCACAATCACCCGGTAAAACGCCGACCGCCCTTCCGACCCATACTCGTAAACCCGCTCGACCGTCTCCAGCCAAACCCACGCACCCCTACCCGCGCCCGGCACATCCGCCCGAACCGGATACCACGCAAACCACCTATGCCAATTGTAAGCCTTCAGCGGTCGCTCTTTAATCACATATCTCATGATTTCTTCTCCTGGGCCTGCGCTTCGATAGCTTCCAGCACCGCCGCATCAGCATCAGCTTCTGACGTAGTACCCCCAAGAATCCCTGTTAGTTTGTTCTCCTGCCTTAGCCGCTCACCTTCCGCTTTGTTACCACGTTCCCAATGTTCAAAAAGCTTTTCGGCGCCCTCGTCATCCAAGCCAAAAAGCACCCACGCCACACTAAAGCCGACCGAATCAACTTCCGTCAACTTGGCGGCATCCTGTTCAGCCTCCTCACGCGACGTATACATCTTGCCCGGCTCGACGCCCGCCTTCTTGCATGCCGTCCCCTCATACGGACGAACCGCATTGCGGGTGTTCTTAATGATATACCAATACCAAGAGTACATCGCTAACTCCTTTTCAAGTGGAGATATAGCAACGTAACCGCCACCCGTCAACCCCCGGCGCGGGTGAGTTTCTGTTTGTAAAGCTCACCACAACCCTCACCAAAAAGGTGTAGTCATATCAAGCGATTAGCTCAAAAGTGAGAAAGGTGAGGAAGGTGAGCGCCCCCTTCTTATCAGAGAAGAAAGTATATAATATATAAAAGGTAGGCGATTTTACGCTCACCTCACTCACCGCTCACTTATCCAATGATATCAATGACTTAGCCGCCGCCCCCGAGGTGAAGAAGAGTGACCTTCTCTCACATCGTTTCGTTTCCCTACCATCTCTAGGCGGCGGGCGCATTTCGGCAAGGTAGACTTCTATATAGCACATGTCAAGTTGGAATTCAAGTCCTCGGTCCCGACGGGTCCCGCGCAAAGCGCCCTTGACATCCTCGGCGCCCCGGCGTATATCCCCCTTCCCATCAACGAAGGAGAGGGCAGTGGAACTACATAGTGCAGATCGTTTTGATCTGGAGCAAGCCATCATGCAATGCTGGGGCGTTGTCGACGACCTAAAATCTTTCGTAGCCCAGGACGCTGCGCCAGAGGACTACACGGCCGTGGCCCGCGTCTATCAGAAGCACTTTGAATACCTGATGGCTATCTTTGAAAAGATGCTGGAAGATCGGAAGCTCGGATGATTGACGACACCATGGAACTCACCCACCAAGACTTGGTCGAGGCGCTGGATCGGATCGTCCGTCAGCTTGAAGTCCTTGACAACGCAGCCATCATGAAGTCCCTGAACCTGGGCATGTTTGACATTGAAGAGATGATCAAGATCGTCGTACTGTACAAAAGTAAGGTGGTCGTTGACGCCCACAAGCAAGGAGTTCTGGAATGGAAGTAACCTACCTCGGCCACTATGGCACCGACCTGACCGTTGTGAACGCTGCCCGCGTGTCCTTCGGCAAGCGCACCCAAGACTTCCGGCCCGGCAAGGACGACCGCCTACTTGCCTTCCTGGCGCGCCACAAGCACGAACTACCGTTCGCCCACCCCCACGTCAGCTTCCACTTCAAGGCCCCCATCTTCGTGGCCCGGCAACTGGCCAAGCATCAGGTGGGCTTCGTGTGGTCTGAGATCAGCCGTCGCTACGTCAAGGACGATCCCGAGCTATACTGGCCTGCCAAGTGGCGTAAGGCCGCCCCGGACGTCAAGCAGGGCAGCAGCGATGAAGAGTTCACCGACCCCTTCGGCTCCGCTCAGCGGGCGCTGACGACGACACGGGCGCTGGTGTGGGACTATAAGCGGCTGGTGATCGACGGCATGTGCCCCGAGCAGGCGCGCATGATCCTGCCCCAGAACATGTACACGGAATGGCACTGGACCGGAAGCCTTCTTGGCTGGAGCCGGGTCTGGAGCCTGCGCGTAAAGCCTGATGCCCAAGCGGAGACGCGTGAAATTGTGCAACTAATTGGGCCAACCATGAAAGCTTTATTTCCGTTTTCTTGGTCTGCTTTGACTGGCGACCGCTAGAAATTTCTGGCGTTCTTTGGTATACTGATCCATCACCCCAATAGGAGCTTTGAATGCGTAATTCACCCGAAGTGCGTACACCATCCGTGCGCGCTGCTACCATTACTCGTCGCACTTACTCCCGCCCATTGGAAGGCGGCGGCTTTGAAAGCTGGGACGACATTGTCGGTCGCGTCGTCAGCCACCAGCGTTGGCTGTGGCAGCGGGCGCTGGGCGATGTTCCCCTGAACACGAAGCAAGAAGATGAACTCGAAGAACTGCGTGACGTGCTGCTACGTCGTAGCGGTTCTGTGTCTGGCCGTACCCTGTGGCTGGGCGGCACCGAAGTAGCCAAGCGCCGCGAGGCGTCCATGTTCAACTGTGCGTTCACGAAGGTGGAGACGGTCCATGACGTTGTCGACTCCTTCTGGCTGCTGTTGCAGGGCTGCGGCGTCGGCTTCGAACCCGTTGTCGGTACGCTCAATGGCTTTACTGCGCCGATGGAAATCGAAGTGGTACGGTCCCAGCGTCATCTACTGGAACAGAAGAAAGGCCGCGAAACCAATGTCGAAACCTATACTGTCGAAGGCGACCGACTCTGGGACCGCAAGACGGTCTGGACAATTAGTGTGGGTGATTCCGCAGAAGCGTGGGCAAAGTCGGTCGGTAAAATGCTGGCTGGCAAGCGGAAGGCTGATGTGCTACGACTTGACTTCTCACAGGTACGTCCAGCCGGACAGCGTCTTAAAGGCTATGGGTGGATTTCGTCGGGTGATGAAACTTTTGCGCCAGCAATGCAACGCATCGCGGAAATCCTCAACAATCGCGCTGGTCATCTCCTTTCCCGAATCGACATCCTCGACGTCCTTAACCACCTCGGCACAACCCTCTCCTCACGTCGTTCGGCTGAAATTGCGCTCGTTCCTTATGGCGATGCCGAATGGGTAGACTTCGCCAAGGCCAAGAAGGACTTCTGGCTGCATAACAACTATCACCGCCAGCAGTCCAACAACTCCGTCACCTTCCACGCCAAACCTGCGCGCGAAGATATTGCCGGATTGTTCGACATGATGCAAGATGCGGGCGGCTCTGAGCCGGGCTTCATCAACTTTGTGGAGGGCAAGCGCCGGGGTCCGTGGATGTCGGGCGTCAATCCCTGCGCCGAAATCCTGCTGCCCAACAAGGGCTTCTGTAACTTGGTGGAAATCAATCTGTCACACTTCAACGGCATCCACGCCAAAAAGCTGTGGCGGGTGGCGGAACTGCTGGCTCGTGCCAACTACCGCCAGACCTGCGTCAATCTGGTGGACGGTGTCCTTCAGCGGGCGTGGCACGAGAACAACGAGTTCCTCCGGCTGTGCGGCGTGGGTGTTACGGGCGTTGCCGAATGGGAACCAGCGGGTGATCCGTCCGTCTGGCGCATGCTTCGCGACAAAGTGAAGCGGGCGGCGAACGGTATGGCCGACGAACTAGGGCTGCCGCGTCCCAAGGCCGTCACGACGGTCAAGCCGTCGGGCACCCTGTCGAAGATTATGGACACGACCGAGGGCGTTCACAAGCCGCTGGGCCGCTACATCTTCAACAATGTGCGCTTCAGCAAGCATGACCCGTTCGTTCAGGAACTGGTGGACGCCAACTACAAGGTGATTCAGGACCCGTCCAGCCAGGATGCGGTGCTGGTTACGTTCCCGGTGGCCTACCCACGGGTTCACATGGACGAAGTAGACGGTAAGTTCGTCAACTTGGAACCCGCGACGGTCCAGTTGGCCCGCTACAAGACCATGATGGACAACTACGTGGACCATAACTGCTCGGTTACGATCAGCTACAGCCCGGAAGAAGCACCGGAAATCGTGGATTGGCTCCATGAAAACTGGGAATCCTACGTGGGCGTGAGCTTTTTGTACCGGACAGACCCCACTAAGACGGCCAAAGACCTCGGCTACCTGTATTTGCCGCAGGAAGTGGTCACAAAGGAGGACTATGACACCTATGTAAGCACCCTGAAGCCCCTGAATGGGGAGGAAATGGGCGCCCAAGAGCTTGTTCAGGAGGCAGATGACTATGAAATCGACGCTGGCACGGAATGTGCAACAGGCGCCTGTCCCGTCCGCTAAGAAAAGGAGTCCGTGTCGTGGAATATGCCATATTGTTGGGGGTCCCTATAGCCGCATGTGCGGTGGCTGCCTCCGTAGTCTTACGGAAATTGAAAACTGGAGCCGATATTCTGATGAAGAAAGGGCGAATATCCTCCGGCTACTACCACTAAGGGTAGAACAGACTTGATTTTATGGAGCCAGTGGGGTATTATCCTGCTGGCTTCTTCTATTTGGGGGTAATCATGAAGTTTTCCGTTACATACGAGGATGGACTGTGGACCTTCAGCCTGGAATCCACTGATCCGCAGTCCGATTACTACGAAGAATTCGAAATTCTGGACGAAGACGAAGCCAAGACCGTGGCCGCCGAGCTTATTGGTGAGATTTCCATAGCCGACGACGACCTAGACCTAGAAGAGATTGTTGACAACAAGGTTGACCCTGAATGACCCAATCCAAAGCGGCGGCCATCGAACAATTTCAAGAGATGGCGGACCTAGACCGCAGGGTCGCAGCCACCATCTCCAAGGTTATGGCCCAATCCCCCGTGGCCATCATGATTGCGTGGGAAGATGCCGAAGGCGGCGTCAAGGCTACCAGCATTCCCTTCTCGGCCTGCCTTGTCAAGGGCATGGTCGATACCCTTTTCGACATGGTATTCGATAATGATGACGGTGAATCTGATGATTCGTAGCCCTGCTAACTTATCTCTAAAGCTTTGGTCACTCTTGAATAAAACTTTGCCTTATGCTATACTAGTGCGCTGATGGAGGCTTGAATCTATGCCCACGTATAAAATATCCCAGTTGACGACAGCTACGGCTGTTTCGGCAACTAATCAATTTGAAATCAATCAGAACGGCGCTTCCAAAAGTGTTGAGGTTTCGGTTATTGATGCCTATATTAAAGGTACGTCTAGCCTTCCTGTCGTCGTTTCTGTAAGCTCTGCGTCGGATGCTGTTCGCATTACCCAAACCGGGGCAGGCAATGCGCTTGTGGTGCAGGACAGTGCTAATCCAGACAGCAGCCCTTTTGTGGTGAATACCTCTGGTAATGTGGGTGTTGGAACCACAGCCCCCGGTTCCGAGCTTGATGTAAAAGGTACCCTGCGCCTTTCCGGGGCAACTTCCGGTTACGTTGGTTTGGCCCCTGCTTCTGTGGCTGGTTCCGTTACCTACACGCTTCCAACGGCTGATGGCACTTCTGGTCAGGTTCTTATCACTAATGCTTCGGGCATTTTGTCATGGGGCACTAAGGTCGGTCTTGACGATGTACAAACACTTACCAATAAGCGAATTACTCCTAGGATTGTTTCAATCACGGGTGCCGCTGGGGGTAGCATCACGCCGACAGGTGATACGGCGGATCAGTATGAGGTGACGGCCCTTGGGGCTGCTGCGACATTCCTGGCGCCGTCTGGCACCCCGGTTGACGGCCAGAAGCTGACATTGCGGATCAAGGATAATGGCACTGCCAGGGCATTGACTTGGACAACCACATCTGGCGCTTACAGGGTAATTGGAACCACGCTTCCAACAACCACCGTGATCAGCAAGACCATTTATGTCGGCTGTATTTACAATAGCGCCGATATATTTTGGGATGTGGTTGTCGTAGCATCTGAGGTGTAAAATGGCTGACGTTCAAATTATTTTTGAGAAGGAAACGCAGTATGGCACTTACCGTGATGCGCTGTACTTCCCTGAAGATCAGGTGCCTTCTGATGAAGAGATTGAGCGCCTGAAGCAAGAGCGAGTTGATAACTGGATTGCCGTGATTACCGCCCCGCCTGTGGAAGAGGTTCCACAGAATGGCTAATAGGTACTGGGTCGGCGGCACAGCTTCTTGGGACGGTAATGCTGGCACTAAATGGGCGTTGACCTCTGGTGGCGCTGGTGGTCAAGCTGTTCCCACTTCTGCCGACGATGTGTTTTTTGATGGCGCTTCAGGTGCCAGCACGGTTACTATTGCTACTGGTAATACTGGCGCAAAATCTATCACTTGCACCGGATTTACGGGGACTATTGCAGGCTCTGCTACCATCGCAGTTTCTGGTAGTGTTACGCTAGTTGCTGGCATGACTTTTACCTATAGCGGTCAATTTACACTTGATGCCACAGGGACTCTGACAAGTGCCGGAAAAACTCTTGGCAGTGTACTTATAAGTAGCGGAGGAACCGCAACTCTTGGTGATGCTTTAACTTGCACGGGAACAATTACTGTATCCTCAGGCACATTCAATACCGCCAATTTTAATGTTACAGCTTCTGATATAACTTCTAGCAACTCTACTGTTAGGACAATTACTCTTGGCAGCAGCACGGTAACTCTTTCTAGTAACGCTCCGATAGGTTTTTCTACCTCCACTAATCTTACATTTAACGCTAACACTTCGCAAATAAATTGTAGTGGAACTAGCATTGTTTTTTCTGGCGGTAGTCAAACATTTTATAATGTGTCTTTTACTAGTACAGTAGGCGGCGCCCTTCATACTATAAATGGAACAAACACATTTAATAATTTAACAGTCACTCCTCCAGCTACTTCTTTTAGAAATCAATTACTTTTTTCTGCGAATCAAACCATCAATGGAACCTTGACCTGTGCAGGCGCTACTGTACTCAGGCGTATTCAAATTAGGTCGAATACTATAGGTACAACACGCACTCTTACGGTTGCGACTTTGTCTGCTAACGATTGTGATTTTCGCGACATTACTATTGCAGGCGCGGCAGCTAATGGATCGCCAACTCGCGCTGGAGATTGCGGCGGTAACTCAGGTGTTATTTTTCCTGCTTCTAAAACTGTTTATCGCGTAGGAACTAATGCAACATGGTCTGGCTCAAGTTCTTGGGCGACCCTTTCGGGGGGCGCAGGAGCCGACAATAATTTTCCGCTAGCTCAAGATACCGCTGTTATAGACAACTCCACTACGTTAACTGGCACTTTAAATATTAGCATTTTTAACATTTCTTCTATAAATGCTTCTACTAGAACAACTGCAATCACTTTAAGTTTTAGTGCCAACGATATTTACGGTTCTTTTACTTTTGGCTCCGGCATCACGGTTTCTGGAGCCGGCAAACAAACGTTTTCCGGACGCGGAACAATGGATTTCACTAGCGCTGGTAAAACAGTCACATTTTCTATTGGCGTAGATGCGCCCGGAGGAACTTTTCGTTTACTAGACGCATTTAATTCTTCCAGCGCGACTAGTACTGACCTGATTAGAGGTACACTCGATCTTAACAATTTTAACTTTACTGCGCTAACATTTGCAGGCACGGGTAGTTTCACACGCACTCTTGCATTTGGAACAGGAACTTTTACTATAAGCGGATCAGGCACTGCATGGACTACCGCGACATCAACAAATCTAACTGTTACCGGACCCGGTACAATTTCAATGACTAGCGCGTCGGCTAAAACGTTTGCTGGTGGTGGAGCTAACTACGGCAGTGTTACGTTAAACAATGGCGGCGCAGGTGCCTTAACGATAACAGGTAGTAATACGTTCGGATCTCTATCTAACTCGGTGCAGCCTACGACTTTCACGTTCACCGCTGGGACAACAACTACTATTAGTACTTGGGCTATAGCTGGTACGCCCGGTAATCTCGTAACCATAGGTAGTGCCACAGCGGCATCACATACGTTATCTAAAGCCAGCGGAACGGTAAGCGCAGATTATCTATCAATTAGCCGTAGCACTGCCACTGGCGGCGCGACATGGTATGCTGGCGCCAACAGCACTAATGGCGGCAACAACACGGGCTGGATATTCACCGCACCTCCTGTTGGCGGCGTCAACGCAAACTTCTTCCTGCTCTTCTGATGAATGCCCAAGTGAGAAAGGCGCAGCCATGAACCAGGATCAGTATAACATCCTCGCGGGTGATAACATCACCGCTTTCATGAGCGGCCTGGTATTACCTATTTATTAGTTAGGAATCAAAATGCCAACAGCGCAGAAGATTTCGGAACTTACAACAGCCGGACCCCTTACGGGCGCCGAGCTTGTACCTGTTGTCCAAAATTCAGGAACTCTCCAGACTACCGTCTCAGTCCTGAAAGCCTATGCTGTCGTATCTATTGAACCTGAAATCTCCGCCCTTAACACCCGGATTGATCAGGTCTCTGCCCTCGTATCTTCGGAGGTTGTTGCCATTGCTTCGCTGGCGGCTGACGTTGCTGGCGCCTTAGTAGTAGTTGCCTCCCTTAGTGCAGCCGTTTCCTCCCTAGCCGTGCGCGTCGATGACGTTTCAGCTATCGCCACTTCTATCGGAGCGGTTGTCGCCACTTATGACAGCCTCATTTCTGATGTATCTGCTGCTGTTGTATCTGTCAATGCCGTCGTATCAGCCCTTCAGACCCAGATTGAGCAGGTATCGGCCCTTACTTCAGTTAATTCGGCAGCTATCACATCCATCAATAACGCCGTATCCGCTTTAGAAATCAGAGTCAGTGCGGCTTCTGCAACAGGTGCGGCTAACTCGGCGGCTATTACTTCTGTCAATAACGTAGTAAGCGCCCTAGACATTCGCCTTACCAATGTATCGGCATCCGTATCGGTACTTAATGTGCAAATCGGGCAGGCGCTTGCCTCAATTTCAGCTATCAATTCAGTCCTCGCTACCATTGACGTATCGGCTATTGCAGCACTTGAAATTCGTGTTTCGGCTGTATCGGCCCTGACTTCTGCCAATACGGCAGCCATTGCGGCGGTTTCAGCGTCTGTATCAGCCCTTAACGTGCAAATGGTACAGGTGATTGCGTCTATCTCGGCAATCAACTCCGTCCTCGCAACCATTGACGTATCTGGCATAGCGGCCCTTGAAGTTCGTGTTAGTGCGGTATCGGCTGCTATCACATCTATCAATGCAGTCGTTTCCTTGAAGGCGTTCCGCAACGGCGACCACCTCACCAACGTCCAGTACATCGACTTTAATACTACCACCAGCTATGCTCCTGCACCGGGCCGCCTGACGTGGGACATCGAATCCGGTACCCTTGACCTGGGCTTGACCGGAACCGTCAATCTTCTTATCGGTCAGCGGACAGTCGCCCAAGTCTACAACAACAGCGGCGTCACCCTGTCGAAAGGCAAGGCCGTCAAGGTAACGGGTGCCCAGGGTCAACGTCTAACTGGTGCGCTTGCCCAGGCTGACAGCGACGCCGACAGCATGACCATCTTCGGCGTCATGCTTGAAACGGTGTCGGTCAACAACTCTGGTTATGTCGCAACCGACGGTTTAGTCAGGAATGTCAACACCGCTGCCTTCGCTGACGGTGACATCGTGTATCTATCGCCAGTATCAGCGGGCGAACTGACACCCACTAAGCCAATTGCTCCGCAGCATTTGGTGCAGATGGGCTACGTCGTCAAGGGTGGCTCCGTCGGCGGCGGCTCCCTTTACATCAAAGTCCAAAACGGCTACGAACTAGGTGAACTTCACAACGTCAAGACATCTTCTGACACGTCCATTGCAGACGGTGAAGTCCTAGCGTGGAATGCCAGCGCCAGCGTCTGGACCAACTCGACCGCCCTAACAGCTACCCAAGCCTCCGTGTCGGTCCTTCAACTACAAGTCAACGCAGTATCGGCTGCCCTCACCTCCACCAACAATGTCGTCTCTGCTTTGGAAATCCGGGTAAGTGCCGCTTCCGCTACTGGGGCTACCAACTCTGCTGCCATCACATCTATCAATGCGGTTCTCGTTTCGATCCTTGCCATCCTAACTAATACCAACTATCGCGTCACCGAGTGAGCGGGTGAGAATCTACTTGCACACCTTTCTCACCTAAGCTATTATGTGCTTCTAATCAAGGAGCCATACATGACTGACAAAGTAAACCGCGTCCAACTTCTGAACGACGCCAAAGCTCAAGTGACACCGTGGACCACCGAAGACGGGCGCCTCTTCCTCGACTACACCGATATGGGTACCCGGCGCACCATGGCTATCACGCCCACGGGCAACTGCGACTTCCGTGGGTGGTTCTCCTCCTTCTGTGTCGACCAAGTCAGTATCGTGCCCAACGGCGACCTCGTCAACTCCGCCCAAACCTACTTTGCCCACTGGGCGCGCACCCGTGGCCCCAAGCTGAAAGACTACATCCGCGTGGGCGGGCGCATTGGCGAACTCTACATCGACACTGGCAACGACGCCAATGACGCGTGGCGCATAACACCCAACGGCATTGAGCTTGTCAAAGGCGGCCCAACCCACATCCGTATGCTGCGTGGCGCTGGCGTCCTGCCCTTGGCCGACCCTGACTTCGATGCCCACCCGTCCGAATTCCCTACCCTGCTTCGCAAATACATTGCCGCCGACGACGACACCATTATGCTGCTAACGGCGTGGCTTCTCGGCTGCCTGCGTCCTGAAGGCCCCTACCCAGTCCTGACCATATCCGGCGAGCAAGGCTCTGGCAAATCCACCGTCCTGCGCCTGATGCGCCGCATCATCGACCCGCACGCCCTCGATATGCGTACGCCGCCCGAAGACCAACGCGACCTGCAAGCCATGGTTCGCAACTCCTTCATCTTGGCCTTCGACAACGTGTCTTTCATTTCCAACAAGATGTCTGACGCTTTGTGCGTTATCAGCACAGGCACGGGCGCCCAAGGTGGTCGCGCGCTCTACACCAACGCCGAAGAATCCGCCGTGCGCGTATGTAGACCCGTCGCCATGAACGGTATCCCCGACGTCGTCGAACGGGGTGACTTGGTGGACCGCTCCATTCACGTTCACCTGCCCCGCATCGACCCACGCCTGCGCCGTGACGATATGGAGTTTTGGGATAGCTTCCACGTAGATCACCCGCGCTTGCTGGGTTCGCTTATGAATGCAGCATTGAAAGCTATGCAGAACTATGGTAATGTAGTCTTGGCTGAAAAGCCGCGCATGTCTGCGTTTGCAGTGTGGGCCGTTGCCGCCGAACAAGCTTTCGGGTGGAAGCCGGGTCGTCTTATGGAAGTCTATAAGAACAACCGCTCCGCCGCCGAATCCCAAATGCTTGAGTTCAACGGCATGGCATCCGCGCTGCTGCGTATGATGGCGAAGCAAAAGGAATTCTCAGGTACCTATTCGGATTTGATTGGACAACTGGAAATGAACATCGGCCCGCGCGAGCGTCTGCCCCAAACGTCCCATAGCTTTGCTGCCGAACTCAAGCGCATCCGTCCCGCCCTTGAGCGGCAGGGCTTGCGCTTCTTCAATGCCGGGCGCTCGGGTTCCGTGGAGCAGAAGGGCCGTTCCCGCATTTCCATCGTGCGCCAAGTCGACGACGAGGATACGCCCGCCTCATGACCGACGAACCTTACGTTCCCAAGATCAGCACCAAGAAACTTCCTGAATACTACGAACGCGCCCAGAAGAAGGCGCTGGAACGTAAGGCTAATGGTCCGTCGCAGAAAGACCGGATTGCCAAGCACAAGCGTGAACTCCGGGCCATGAACATTCATAAGCCCGGTCATGGCATTCGCGCCGAAAACGTCAAAGCAATCCGCAACCTACGCGAGCACCTGCGCGAAACGTGGCAAGCTTCTTGGGACAAGATCAACAAGATCAAGAAGCTCACACCCAAACAAGTCGAGTTCGCCCGCCAGTTCGCCTTGAATGGCCGCAGCAACAAATGTGGTGCTATGCGCCTAGCCGGGTACGATAGCGTCAATCCGGCAGTGTTGCTATCCCTGGCAAACAAAAACCTATCCATCCCACACTTCCATGACCTAGTCACCGCATTCGAAATCGAGGAGAAGGCCCGTATGAAAATCAACGTCGAGGATGTCGTCAAGTGGTTCAACGACATTGCCACCCAGGCCATGGGTTCCGGCGACTTCACCAACGCCAACCGCGCCATGGAAAACCTTGCCAAGTACCTCGGCATGTTTGTCGAGAAGAAAGAAATCACGCACCGCACCATCCACTCCAAAGAAGAGTTGGATACCCGCATTAGCGAACTGACTGCCATCCTGCGTGAAGCCGAGCCGGAAATTGAGCGAAAACTTAAAATCCACTAACCCCGACGCAGTACTTCAACTAAAGGCCGAACTGGCCGAAGCCCTCCACCAAAAGGCGGTATTGGAGGCGCAGGAAGACTTTTACGTTTTTGCCAAGCTCCTCGCCCCTCTCATGCTGGATGGCAACGACTACCGTGACGGGCGCCACATCGAAGCCATTGCCGCCACCCTCCAAGAAGTTGACCGGGGCCTAGTCGACCGCCTAATGCTGGCCCTGCCGCCCGGCTCCATGAAGTCCGTCCTCCTCATGTTATTCGCTGCGTGGTGCATGGGCCGCCACCCGACATGGCGTATCATGTGGATTTCCCACACCACCGACAAAGCGGTCGAATGTTCTGGCCGTATCCGCGACTTAGTCCGCTCCTCCGAGTTCCAAGAAATCTTCCCCGGCTTCCACATCCGCGATGATATGTCTGGCGTAACAGGCTGGAAGCTAGTCACGGGCGGATCGTTCATGCCAGCGGGCGCGGGCAAGTCCATCGCAGGTTACCGCTTCAACTTGGGCATCCTTGACGACCCCCTTTCGGAACAGACCGCCAAGTCCGACGTCGAACGCGAGCGAGTCAACAACTGGTATGGCCCCGGCTTCCGGTCCCGTAAGCTGCCTGACTCCCGCATCGTCCTCGTCAATACCCGGTGGCATGTCCGCGACCTTTCAGGCTACCTCCTCGACAAGGCCGCTCGCAATGCCCGCGTCGACCAGTGGGAAGTCATATCCATTCCCGCCATCCTTGACAAGCCTTCAGCCGACTACCTCATGCTGCCCGAAGGCGAGTCCTACTGGCCCGAGTTCATTACCATGGATGACCTTATCGCTACGCGCGAGGGCCTGTCACGGGCAGATTGGGGCGCCCTGTACATGCAGACCCCGACCGGGGAGGATGGCAACGTCTTCAACAAAGACGACTTCCAAGACTGGGAAGATGACGACCCGCCCGAATGTGACGAAATTATTCAGACCATGGACACGGCCTTCTCCACCAAAGCCAAGGCCGACTTCTCAGTCATCCAGACCTGGGGTATTTTCCATCTGACATATACTGACGATAAAGGCTATGAATATCAAGAGCCTAACGCCATTCTCCTCAACCAAGTGCGGGGTCGCTGGTCCTTCCCTCAGCTACGGGCAGCCGCCAAAGAGCAGTACGCCCAATACAAACCCGACCGAATCATTATCGAAAACAAAGCATCTGGTCAATCTCTTTTGCAGGACTTGCGCCTTAACAAGTTGCCCGTATTGCCTTTTCAGCCGGATCGTGATAAAGTAGCCCGTGCCCATGCCGTCAGCGGTATAGTAGAACGGCAGCGCGTCTGGCTTCCCCTGAAGAAGCGGTTCGCCGCCGAACTCCTACAGGAAGCCCTGGAGTTTCCCAAGGGCGCGCACGATGACGCCGTCGATACCATGGTCATGGCCCTGCTGTATCTACGTCGCCGCTACGAACTAACGCAAGAGACGGTAACACAACCAGAGCAGTTCTCGCGCCGTCGATCTTTCAAAAGCTATTGGAGCCAGATGACCCATGTCCGATAATCTCGAAGAAGCTACGCCCGACATCGAATTTGAGTTTTCGGAAGATACCTTGGAAATCGAGGTTCCCGAAGAAGTCGTGGAAGTCGACATGTCCTTTGGCGCCAACCTAGCCCTGCCCATGGAAGACGCCATCCTAACAGACATCGGCTCGGCCCGCCAGGACGCCCTTCAAAA